TGCTTTCTTCGCTGTCATGGGTAATGGGCTCCCATACATCCTTCATTGCGGCAAAACGCCCAATGAGTTTATCGACAGTGTCTTCGTCGATACCAGTACGTGTGACAAGAATTTGTTTCATCAATTGGGCGTCTTGCGGATGCTGTGGCCATGTTCCATCACAAGTTAACCAGTAGGGCTTCTCCTTATTCCGACTGCGACGAGCGTCCCTAACCTCTTTATTCGAAGCTTGGGGGCCGTGCAGCCGTAGCACCATTTTGCAGTAGTCACTAATAAGTGGCGTAAGCGCGTCAGTGCAAAGATAGCCTTCGACGCGGTCGCAAGCCGCGTCAGCTAGTGGTATTGTGGGGTCACGTGTTGTTATATGCAGTTTTCGCAGAGTGCGCAGTGGATCTTGGATGGTTGTTGGCGTGTTGAGCGGGTCCACAAAAACACGGGATAAAAAGCACAACCCGACCTCAGGGTTATACCTTTCAACCTTAAGTTCAAGTCCGTAACATTTAGCGGCGCGGTTGATTGTTTTCTGGATGGTTGCTCTCGCGAGACCATCATCACCGCACTTCGGTCCAATGAGACGGAACAGGTCCTCAGGCTTGGCGTCAGGGTACTCAAATTTTAAGGCCGTGTACTCGACGCATCCGTTGTATTGGGTGTTATGTGGCGTGGTTGTTGGACTACCACTTTTGACTCCTACACCTGGCTCATACCTGAAACCAAAGCGTTTAGCCTTGGCCGGACAGTTGATGATAGTGTCCATAAACGATATTATTTCGTCACGATACTCAGGGCGGAACGCTTGAACCATAGCCTTCTGTGCTATGTTCCTCTGCATCCATCCGGACACCCGGCCGTCAAGGTTGGAGAAGTCAGTTTCTATGACTTCAGCGTCACAGTCACTAACAAACTCACAAACCCCGTCGGTTATCTCTGTCGGGTTCCGCCCTGGATAATACCAATGTTCGTTGTGTTCTGCGTGTAATACAACGTCGGAGTAGGCCAACGTGTATCTGGAGACTTTCAAGATGAAAAGAATGTCCGGAAAACCAGATATGATCCTGCTGGACTTCATCCCTGGTTCGTTCTTATTAAACGACTCAATCAGTTGTCGTGGTTCAACACCTATCATTTCGAAGACCGCGCGAAGCTGCAGCTGTTGTGAAGGCTTATTTAAACGTTCAATGGTTTCCTCGATTGATAGTGGATCAAGGTCCTTGAAGTCGCCATTCATCAGAGCCACGAACTCCGCAGCGATCTGTGCTATCTTGTCACTTGGTTTCTTCTCGTTAGCAACAAAGGTGACACGACGCTCGATTGATTCGGACATGGTCTCCCAACGTTTTATCATTGGTACCATCATACAGTCGCTGACTATTGGCAGTGTGTATTGTCTTGCGCTCACTTCTGGCACATCTGCGTCACTGGTGACTGGCCAATGGACGCGTGGCATTGTAGGTTTGTACACAGTTGGCGCCACACTTAACACGACCTTCTTGCCAGTATAGTACTGGACAATCATGGACGTGTAGTGCGGGTCCTTGTGACCCATACCGATCAGCCTTGCATTGACAGACTGTGTTGCGCCAAGACCGGAGAGCATATCCAACTTTTCTTTTTCGATGGTTATCTGTGCATGCTCCCCCTCTCGGCCGATACTCACCATAAGCTTGTTGTCTGTGGTGACGTATTCAAGTCTGTTCCAACCAGGTTTGGTGTTGTCCTGGTATTCTATGCGCTTCAGTTTCCTGGTGTGAATCTCGGTATCGATCCACTTAAACCGCCAGACGATGTACTGGGGGATGGTATAAACCAGAGCCCGGTCTGGACAGTCTACCCAGGGTCTACAATGGTGGATCTTGTGGTAACCCACCCTTTCAAGCCCGATAAGCCATAAAGGCAACCAAAGCAACCACTCTCTCCAGCTACAACGCACCCGGCTGGCGATAAATTCGCCGGCCTCACACCAGTCCCATACAGGGTGTACCCATGCTGCTCCTCCACTGACTTTGTATTCAACCAAGTTATTATTGATGGTGAATGGTGAGTCAGCGTCGAAGCCACTGACCTTCTTAGGGTTGAAGGTGTGCAATACGACTGGTCTCATATGTTCTAAAAGAACATCCGGTTCGGTGACGTAGTAGTCTACATCAACACCGACGATAAAGGCATCATCCGCTGGGTTGTCATTGCGGAAGTCTTGTGCCAAATCACCGACGGCGAAGTGAAAGTGGTTTCTGGCCCCAGTTGTTGAATTGGGGTTCGGGTTCAGTTCAAATTTAGACCCTCCTACCGCCTCGATGGACTCGTTGATTAATCGTCGAGCCGCATCTCTAACGGCACCTGAAACGGCATGCCCGTTGTCAACGGCACGCTTAGGCGTTACGGTACGCAGGCTGTCAAGCGGATAGAAACGTGTTTCTATCGGGGTTTTCGTTTTGTCAATGACAGCCCGTTGCAATGCGCGTGTAACTCGGTTCCCTCCACTCTGGGGGTAGGGCGCAATTGCCCCATAGCCCCAGAACTTGGATATGCAGTACGCTACGGCACCGCACCCAGATACGATTGCAATCCCGCCGAGCAATTCCGTGCGGGTGATCTGGTGTTCTCCAAGAATGATTTTAATGGTCATTGTGTAGTTCAGCTATTTGTTT